GCTACGGCTCAAGGTGGAAACCTGATGGCTACCAATCCTGAAATGGCGGCCTACTACAACTCGATTGCTCAAAGTAACTTAGCATTAGCGGCACAAGCTGACCAAGAAGCTAGAAACCGCATTACTTACGGTGCTGGACTGTTTGACACTGGTGCTGGATTGCAAGGTAAATACTACACTGGTCAGACTGCGGCTTATGCTCCATTTGCTAACGCTATGGACACAACTACAAAACTTGAAGGTTTGGCACAACAGCCAATGAATTTGGGAACTTCAATTGGCTCACAAACTACTGCGGCAAACACTTTGTCTGGTAGTTTATTGAGTTCAGGCATTACACAAGCTGCGGCTACTATGGCTCAACCAAATGCTTATTCTGCAACTGGTAACTTGCTGTCTGGTGTTGCTCAGAATCCAATGGTTACTGGTGCTATTAACAATGCGTTTGGTGTTCAATCGTCAGCACCCAAGTATCAAATCATCAATGGTCAACTTGTTCAAGTTGCGTAAAGGGGAAAAGAATGGCAACCAGTGAAATCTTAGGACTCTTTGCATCTCCTGAACAGTATCAGGCCAATCAAATGGCGCAGTTTCGCCAACGTGCGGCTAATGAAGTTCAGCTAGACCCTTTCCAACAAGCCGCTATTGGTATGCGTCAAGCTGGCTACCAATTGGGTGGTGGTATTGCTGGAGCTTTGGGTGGTACAGACCCACAGTTACAGATCATTGCTCGTAGACAGGCTCTGGCGGGTCAGTTAGACCCTAGCAATCCCAATTCTTATATGCAAGTAGCAAAGATGGCTGCTGATGCTGGCGATCAAGAGTTTGCTATTGCTATTGCTGATGCTGGTCGTAAGGCAATGAGTGAGATAGCTAAAGCTAGAGAGGCAGATTTAAAGCCAGTTGTTGTTGATGGGCGTGTAGTTAATTCTAGAACTGGTCAAGTGATGTATGAGTCACCTCCAAAACCAGAAAAAGAAGAATTTGTTGTTGTTGGCAATGCGCTTGTTTCAAAGACAACACAAAAACCTGTTTATCAGGGCGAAAAGCCAGAAAATGTTTCTGCTTTTGCACAAGAACTTATTGATGCTGGATTGACTCCAGGCACTGAGCCATTCCAACAACGAATGATTGAATATGTCACTGGAAAAGTTAAGGGAGCGGCCAAAGGAACAGGCAATGTAATTATTGGCGGAATCTCAGTTGACACTGGTGCAGCAGGAAAAGCGGCAGGAAAAATCATTGGTGAGAATGTTGCGAATGTTGAAAATCAATATTCATTGTTGACCAGTGTTGGCGATGCTGTAAAGTTGATTGACAAGGGCATTTATGCTGGTGCATACGGCCCTGAAAAAGGTTTGATTGCTAAATTTACTGGCATTGGCGACCCTAAAAAGGTTCAAAACACTGAAGTGTTTATGGCGAACATTGGCGAAATTGTTATTCCAAGACTGCAACAGTTTGGCGGCAATGACTCTAATGAGGAATTGAAGTATTTGCAAAAAGTTGTTGCTGGAGATCAGCGCATTGAGCCAGAATCTATGAAGCGCATTTTGGCTAGTGCAGAAAAGAAGATTCGCAATAATATTGCTCGTTTGCAAAAACAAGCAGAAACTGGAAAAACTGGTAGCGAATTACCACTTCAGCCAATGAATACGCCGACACCTTCTGCTCCAAAAGCAACTAAGCGGTACAACCCACAAACTCGAAAAGTTGAAGCTATAACTGGAGAATAAGATGCCAAGCTATGTACAAGTAGGTAACGATGTAGTTGAGTTTCCAGATGGCATGACTGATGAGCAAATTGCACAAGCAATCTCTGGTCAACCTCAAGTAACTCCACCTTCTTCAGGTTTTATGATGGGTCTGAAAGACCCTATCACTGGTGGCGCACAACTATTGCCTCGTGCATTGTCTGGCATCACATCTGGTTTTGGCGCTTATCAAAATCCTGTAAGTGAGTTCTTTACAAGCGAAGCACAACGCATGGATGAACTTGCTCGTGCTGAAGAACAAGCCTACCAACAACAACGACAGGCTCGTGGTGACACTGGATTTGATGTGCCTAGATTGGTTGGCAACGTCCTTAATCCAGCAACCATTGTTCCTGCTACTAGAGCTGCTCAATTGGCTCGTGGTGCTGGTTATGGTGCAACTGCTCAAGCCGTAGCTGGTGGTGCTGTTGGTGGTGCTATGCAACCTGTTACTGGTGAAGGTGAGTTCTTGCCACAAAAGGCAGAACAGATTGGTGTAAGCGCAGTTACTGCCCCAATTGGAGAAAAGATTGTTGCTGGCGCTGGTCGAGTCTTAAATCCTCTTGTCTCCAAGGCAGAGCAAACAATGCGTGACTTGGGCATTACTCCTACAACAGGCCAAATACTCGGTGGTCAGTTTAAATCAATGGAGGAGTTTGCTCAAAACTTACCTTTGATTGGTTCTAGCATTGAAAATGCAAGACAACGAGTTTTGTTTGACTTCAATAAATCTGTTGTTAACAATGCTTTGAAAAAAGTTAACGACAAACTTCCATCTGATGTTGTTGGTAGAGATGCCATTGCTTATGCTTCTGAGCAAGTGTCTAACCAATATGATGATGTATTGTCAAAGATGTCCTTTGATTTGGACTTTGCAACAACAAGCAATATTTTGGCTTCATTAAGCAAAAGCACAAACTTATCTCAAAATCAAAGAGAAGAAGTTGCTAAAACTTTAAACGATATTGTTTTGGGTAAATTTGCTGGTCAAAAGATTGATGGCAAAGAATTCAAAGGGATTGAATCTGACTTACGCAAAAAAGCAAGTAACTACTTGAACAGTACAACTGCTTCTGAAAGAGAAATCGGTCAAGCATTGAGTGATGTGCTTGGCGTTATGAAAAAAGAACTCTACTTTCAAAATCCAAAACAAACTCCTAAATTGCGTAGGATTGATAGCGCCTATAGTGATTTATCTGTAATTAACATTGCTGCCGCTAATTCAGGCGCACAAAGTGGTGTGTTTACTCCAAAACAGTTCTCTACTGCTGTTAGACAGGCTGATGCAACTAGACGCAAGTCTGCATTTGCAAAAGGTAAGGCCAAGAGCCAAGAGATTTCAGATGCCGCTGTTGACGTTCTTGGAGATCAATCAAGGTCAACCCTAGAGGGTCGAGTAGCCGCTTCTACCCTTGGTGGTTTGGGTATGCTTTCACAGCCACAAATTGGTATTCCTTTGGCTGCGGCAGTTCCAACAATGTATAGCGAGTCTGGACAAGCTGTATTGGATGCTTTGTTGCGTTCTCGCCCTGAGTTGGTAAAACAAGCTGGTGGTATGTTGTCAAGAGTATCTCCTCAAGCTGGTTCTGTATTAGCTCCAAGTACAGTTTTCCAGTACAACAAAGCTGAACGCATCCCCCCTGAACTTAGACTGCCACTTGACTAAGGACACAAAATTGACCCAATCAGTCTATGCCTACTTGCTGCTGGTCTTGTCAAGAACATCCAAGCTGGCTGTGATCTTTACAAGCAAGCTAAAGAGTCTTTTGTCGAGATCAAAGCCACTGCTGACCAAGCTATCGCTATTGGTAGAGAGGTTCAAGGTTTCTGGTCGAAACTTAGCAGTTTCTTTGGCTCTAGTACCAAGCCTAAAGCTGTTCAGCCTGTTTCAAAAGCTAAAAAGTCAGATTATGTTGCTGTTAACGAAACTCAAGTCAAAGTTGACATCGTTAAGAATCTCACTGAGTTCTTCAAACTTCAAGAACAGTTGGAAGCACATATTAGAGAAGAAGAAGAAAAGTCAAGAACAGTTTACGACCCAGATCAAAACCACATGGAGGCGGCACTCAAACGAGTGATGGCTCAACAGGAGATGGACAGGTTGATTGTCCAAATCAGGGAGACTATGGTTTACCACAGCCCTCCTGAGATGGGCGCTTTGTACAGTTCAGTCTTTGAGATGCGTGACATCATCAAAAAGGAGCAAGAAGAAGCCAGGCTGATTGAGGAGTCCAAAGAGAGGTACAAGCAATGGCGGCGGCGGGAAGCAAAACGAAACCTAATGCTAAAAGAAGCGTACCTAGCGGGAACGGTAATCCTCCTCCTTTACATCTGGATGTGGTTTCTGTTCGTCAGGAGATAGGAGAGGAAATCATGGGGTGGGTTGCTTGTTGCGTACTGATCGCTCTATTGCTCCCTATGGGTGGAATGCTGTACTTGGACATCTTGGAAGCAAAGAATGAAGCTAAACGTGCTTTGCAGAAGTTAGAGAAGATTGAACAACGCATTGAAAGGAAACAGCGTGACAAAGACCGTAAAGAGCCTGATGCTATTGGCGACAATCCTGTTTTTGACAGGGTGCGAAGACCGTTTTCGTTATCCTTGCCAAGACCCACTGAATTGGGCAAAAGATGAATGTAAGCCACCGATTTGTACCGCTACAGGTACTTGTCCTGAGATGTTAGTCAAACCAGAGGAGAAAAAGTAATGGCAACCATTGGATACAAGCAAAACAACCGTTTGACCGCAGACGAGATTGAAGTCAGGGTATGGGCATTCGTTATCGTAGTCTTGGTGACAATTCTGTTGGCTTCTATGGGTATGTTCCTGTACTCAGTCTCCTTTGTCACTCAGCCTATGAATGGTGCTATGGCGGCAATTGACAAGGTTTACACGCAACAGATCAGCACCATCATGGTATTTATCACTGGTGTCTTGGGTGGTGTAGCAGGTCGTTCTGGTGTAAAGGCTATTGCCAATGCCAGTGCTAAGGCTGAAGCCACTGACAACGATGAGCCACCTACGCCATGAGTATCTTTAACCCTTGGGTAATCTTGGGGTTTGTCTTGTCTGTAACCATTTCTTTTGGGAGTGGTTACTTCAAGGGCAAGCATGATGAGAATGTCTCTCAACAACTAGAGATTGCTCGTTTAAATGCGGTTGCAAGGACAAAAGAGGCTGCTTTGGCAACAGCAGTGACATCAACAGCTACGGCACTAAGGACATCAAATGAGAAAGCAAGACAGATTTCAAAAGAGCGTGATTTGGCTATTGCCTCTGG